GTGCAACGATCAACGCAACTTCGACGGCTTCGGGTGTTGTCACCCTGTATACCCCGATTGCTGGTGTGTTTGTTGGTTGCCGTTACCTCTCCACTTCGCAGAAGCGCGTCGTGTGGGGCAACTATTGGCCCGGTGCTGACGCAACTGGCGACGTGCAGGCTTATGTCGTCACTGACCCTAATGCTCAGTTCATTGTTCAGACCGGTAACTCCAACACCACTGCAACAGCAGTTGGTTTGGCTTCGGTCGGCCAGAACATTGGCTTTAACTACAATGATTCGGCTTCGACCGGTGAAACCCTTGGTAACACCGCTAACGGCCTGTCGACCTACTTTGCCGACCAGTATTCACTGATCGCCAACTCTAACGCAGGTGCAGTTGCCAACAACTTCCTGCCATTCCGCATCATTGGTCTTGCCAACTATCTGCCTGGTCAGACTAGCCCGCTGGTTTCCATCAACGGAAACGATAGCACAACCGCTTACAACAAGATCATCGTCGGGTTTAACAACTCAATGATGAAAGCTCTTGCTGGCATCTAAGGGAGTAAGGTAAAATGGCTGTCAATCTTTCGGCGATTAAAGATCTTCTCCTGCCAGGTCTTCGTGGTATCGAAGGCAAGTACGAGATGATCCCATCTCAGTATGACAAAATCTTCACTAAGCATGACTCCAAGCTTGCCTTGGAACGTACTGCTGAACTGCGCTTCTTGGGCCTTGCCCAGTTGAAGACTGAAGGTGGTCAGACTGCATTTGACAACGGCGCTGGCGAGCGTTTTGTGTACAACCAAGAACATACCGAAATCGGTCTTGGTTATGCCATCACCCGCAAGGCCATCGACGACAACGTCTACAAAACCCAGTTCCATCCATCGAACCTTGGCCTCGTGGAAGCTTTCCAGCAGACCAAGGAAATTTACGGTGCAAGCATCCTGAACAACGCAACCACCTACAACTCTTCAGTTGGCGGTGATGGCGTGGCTCTCTGCTCCACATCGCATCCTATCGATGGCGGCACTGTTGCCAATACCCCAACCACTCAGGTTGACTTGAACGAATCGACCCTGCTCAATGCAATGATTCAGGTTCGTACCGCGTTTAAGGATCAGGCTGGTCTGAAGGTATTCGCTCGCGCCAAGAAGTTGATCGTTCCTCCGCAGTTGGAGCCAGTTGCTATTCGTCTGACTAAGACTGAATTGCGCCCAGGCACTGCAGATAATGACGTCAATGCTTTGCTCACAACGGCCGGCGGCTTGTCTGAAGGTTACATGACCAACGACTTCCTGACCTCGCAGTATGCTTGGTTCCTGCTTACAAATATTGACGGTCTTTCCTACATGGAACGTGTCAAATTTGAAACTGATATGCAGGTGGATTTTGTGACCGACAACTTGCTGGTTAAGGGCTATGAGCGTTACTCCTTCGGTTACTATAACTGGCGCTCCATTTTCGGTAGCTTCCCAACCTTCTAAGATCGGAGATAGTCAATGTCTATCACAACATTCTCCGGCCCCCTTTTGACGTTTGGGCAAAGTCCGTACAACCCTCTGGAATACAATCCAGAGTTGGGGCCGTCGGCTTTCTACGCTGGTGCGGGGATTCTTGATCCCCGCCTCCCCTACACCTATATCGCCGGCCAGAATTTTGGTGCTTTTACTGGCATGTTTTTGGGTTTTGATAACATCACGACCCTGAACATTGTCCCGTATACGCTGTCTTCTGCGGCAATTGTTGCTTCGGCAAATCCAACGTCAACGACCTTGACGCTTGTGTCTTCCGCTTCAACAACAACGGGTGTTTCAATTGTAAGCCAGATCGTTCGTGGCGATACTGGTGCGGTTGATACCAATGGTGGTGCTGGTTTTGTCGCAGTTGACTCCTATGCTTCGGTGTCTGGCTATATTTCCAGTGGCGTGTCCGGTGTTTCTGGCAACACTCTGATTGTTACGACGGCTGGTAACGGCCCCCTAGCAATTGGCATGGTGATTAGCGGCACGGGCATTCCTACTGGCACAACCATTACGGGCTTTGGCCCTACGGTTAATGCCACAAACGGAGCTTCAGGCGTTGGCTTCACCGGTGCTTATACTGTTAGCGGTAACCCGTTTACAGCGGGCACGAGTGGTTCGCCAATTACCATCACAGCATCGTTGAATAATGCACAGAGTGCGCCCATTTCCAATGCCATCCCTCAGGGGCAGGCTGGAACGATCAACTTGTGGAACCCACAGGCTGTTCTGGGTCGCGTTTTGACGTATACGGCGGCAGCTTCGGCAACGGCAACCACAATTACCTGCGCTGGCTATGACATTTACGGTTTCCCAATGACGGAAAGTGCCACTATCACTGCTGGTAGCACTGTCACTGGTAAAAAGGCGTTTAAGTACATCAAGTCTGTTACCCTTTCGGGCGGCACGACTGATACAACGCACGCCTATTCCGTCGGTACAAGTGCCCTCGTTGGTTTGCCACTTCGCGCTGATTCGTCAGGCGAACTTACAGCAGCGGCAGCGGCTTCGCTGTCTGTGCTTAACCCTGTGACCAACTTCACTGGTTTTGTCGCTGCTGATACTACCTACCCGACTGCCACGACTGGTGACGTTCGCGGAACAATTAACCTTGCCAATTCGTCAGGTGTTAATTTGACTCCCGCAACCGGAACCAATCGTTATGTGGTTCGTCAATCGCCCCAGCCTTACAACGTCAGTTCTGCTACTGGCCTGTTTGGTCAAACCCAGTATGCCAACTTCTAAGGAGTAGACCGATGAAAGGTCATAAGGCACATCACCACGAGCATGGCGGTATGGCGCACCACACCGCTGAACATCACGCTCACCACGCCAAAAAGCACCGCAAGGCCGGCGGCAAAGTTGAATCCGCTAAAAAGGGCGTCAACGAAGCCGAAATGGACTTGCACATGAAGCCCATGGAATACAACCATGGTAATCCTGAGCATGAGGCCGAAGAAATGCATGCCAAGCACGGCGGACGTGCAAAGCGCAAGCATGGTGGCAAGGCGCACGCCCATCACGAGGGTCACGTCAAGCACGTTGGCAAGATGCACGGCGAGCATGCCCATCACCATGCTGGCCGCAAGCCACGCAAGGCCGGTGGTCGCGCAGCCGCTGAAAGCAACCCCTTTACGACCGCCCGTCACGGTTCGGCTCCTAAAGGACACAAGGTTGAAGTGGAGACAATGGGTTAATCCCATTGGTGCAGTATACGGGGGCGTAAAAAGCCCCCGTTTTACTAATGAGGGTGTCATGACGGCAGCTTGGACGCGTAAAGAGGGCAAAAACCCTTCTGGTGGATTGAATGCCAAAGGCAGGGCTTCCGCCCATGCTGAAGGTCATAATTTAAAAGCACCTACCAAGGATAGTGATAATCCTAGGCACAAATCTTTTTGCGAGCGCATGACGGGAATGAAGCGCAAGCTTACTGGCTCCGCTGCTGCCGCTGATCCTGATAGCAGAATTAATAAGTCGCTTAGAAAATGGGGATGCCACTGATGGAAAAGCCATTTTGGGACAAAAAACTGCCTAAAGACCACGAGAGCAAGCACTTGGACAAGAAACAAGTGCAATCGGCCAAGGCTCGTGCGCGTGCGGCTGGTAGGCCATATCCAAATCTGATAGATAATGCTGCGGCTGCTAGAGCCGGACACAAGCGAGGAAAGTGATATGCGCCCTGTAACAGTCACCGTTGGGCCTCTTGCCACTGCAAGCCTTAACGCCATCTGCCTTTCACAGACCCCTGCTGCTGGCGCTTTGACGCTCAATGGCGCATTGGCCGTTACTGTAAACACTGGCGTATCATTGGCCGGCGCTACAACCACATTGACCACCGCTGTGCTGGATAACCCTCGGCGTGTTGTCATCACTACAACCGCGAACGAAAGCGCCAAGACTTTTACAATTATTGGCACTGACTATAACGGTTCTCCAGTTACTGAAGTCATTACCGGCCCCAATATCAGCACGGCTGTGTCAAACATTGATTTTAAAACCGTCACCAGCATTACCATTAGTGCTGCTGCTGCT